CTACACCAATTGACTACTTCATCAACCAATTTATCTAGGTGTTTACCCTAAGAAGTTCAAAATAATTGCATTTCTAGTCAAAAAAAGCGCCTAGAATGGACGCATTCGTCAATTTAAGGGTACAGGCACAATGATTACACCAACTGAGCAGGCAATTGAGGCAATTCGCCTTCGAGCCAAGGAAAACGGGTTCAAGATGAACGACATAGCAGCCGCAGCAGGCGTTGACCCTGCCCAGCTATCGCGTTGGAGCACCGGAAAGACTGTGCCGCTTTACAGCAACATCTTGAAGCTGGAACAAGCAGTAGACGCGCTGATTGCGGCGAAGGCGCAAGCATGATCGTCTTATCCATTGACCCAGGCTTGAGTGGCGCGATTGCCGTGTTTAGGTATACAGATCACGCGCTGGTGGATGTAATTGATATGCCAACTCACGAGCTAACGCGAAACGGGAAGGCCAAACGCCAGGTGTCAGCGTCTGGATTAGCAGGAATCTTTAATGCTCATAAACCCCATCACGTTGTCGTGGAAAAGGTGTCTGCAATGCCAGGGCAAGGGGTAACGTCTATGTTTAGTTTCGGACGTTCGTTTGGCTTGATTGAGGGCATTGTGGCGGCGTTTGAGATACCGGCCACCTACGTCATGCCATCAGTATGGACTAAGGGCATAGGCCGTGGACTTGGCAAGGACGCATCACGCGCACGAGCTTGCGAGCTGTATCCAGCGCACCAAAAGCAGTTTGCTCGGGTCAAGGATGATGGCCGCGCTGATGCTGTACTGATCGGGGCATGGTTTTTGAAGGGGAAGTGATGAGCCTTAAAGACCAACGCACCATGCGCGAACACATCATTTACCTAGCGCAGCAACTGGAGAACGAGCGCAGCGCATCACGCGACAAGACTGCATTCTTAAAACGCTTGGTGCATCCCGAGGACTTGGGTCACGCAGTCAGTTCAGAAGTCAGAAACCTAGCCTACCAATTACTTATCAACGAAAGCGACAAATGAAACAATTAATACTACGCCCATCAAGCGCTTCGCGCTGGATTGCTTGCCCCGCATCTGCGCGTCTGTCGGAGAAGATTCCCTACGAGCCAGCAGGCGAGGCGGCGCAGATCGGCACTGCCATCCACGCGCTGGCCGAGACTTGCTGGCAGCTGGATCAAGACCCGATGGACTATGTTGGCAAGGTCGTTGACGGCATTACGATCACCAAAGAAAACGCTGAATTCGCGCAAGCGCACATCAGCATGGTTGCGGAACTGGAGCGCGAACTAGGCAACGTGAAGGTTGAACAATACGGCGTAGCGTATGAGACAACGATTGCCAAGGTCGGCGGGACTGCGGACGTTGTAGCGTACAACTTGGACAAGTCTGTGCTGGTGATCGCTGACCTTAAAACAGGTCGGGGCTGGGTGGACGCTGACAGCGACCAGATGAAAATTTATGCGTTAGGCGTGATGCAAAAGCTGGTCAAGGTATTTGACAAGGTGGGCCTCACTATTGTGCAGCCCCAGACAGGCGAAAACCGCCACCACGAGATGACGGGTGATGAGCTGCTTAAATGGAAAGCCGATGTCCTTATCCCTGCGGTGGTGGCCGCTGCCGATGGCCGTAGCGAACCTAAACCATCAAAGGAAGCCTGCCAATACTGCCCAGCTAAGATGATCTGCCCAGCGCAGACAAAGGCGCTGGCCGCAGTGCCTGTAACCGCTGACGTTACAGCGCTAACGCCTGACCAGGTATCGGATTTGCTGGACAAGGCCGAATTGGTGGAGGATTTCATTGCCGCGCTGCGTAAGCAAGCCACCAAGACTTTGACAGAGGGCGGCGTATTGCGGGGCTGGCAGATGGCTCCCAAACGTGCGATTAGGCAGTGGACAGATGACATTAAAGCGCTGAAGGTACTGTTAGAGATGGGTGTTCCAGAGGAACAAATATACGAGACATCAATCATTTCCCCTGCCGCTGCCGACAAACTGTTGGGCAAGGACAGAAAACAAGTTTTGGATAGCGTGACAACGAAGGTATCTTCGGGACTCACGTTGTCTAAATCCCGTGGGCTAGGCGAGAGCACAGCCCTGTAACCGTGACGTAAGTCATTTTTTAACTCTGAAAGCTAACTCAAATGCTAAATCTATCTTCTGGTGGCGGCTCTGGTAACTACATCCGCTTTTCGCCCCAAGCTAATGCTTGGACCAACAACAACAACGATGAGATCACGCTAAAGAAAGTGGTCTTTGACATTGACAACATTAAGACAGGCTGGCTCTTGCTGGGCACTGGCGTGCGCGATTGGGTGCAGGATGATGCGGTAGGAAAGAAAGGACCGCAGCCCAGCCCCGAGCATAAGCGCGGCTTTGCCGTTGTCCTGTACAACAAGGAGATCGGCGCTGCTGAGTGGTCATCCAACGGAGTAGGCCCAAACATGGGGCTGGAGCAGATGTACAAGGCTTGCGTTGCCGAGCGTGCAGCAAACCCCGACAAGTTGCCTGTGCTGGAGTACAAAGGCTCCAAGGCAGAGAAGATCGGAAAGGGTACAACGCGCATTCCTAATTTCGTATTGACGGGTTGGGTTGCCCGTCCTGCGGGGCTGGATGCCGAGGCAGAGGAAGTGGCTTATGAGCCAGAGCCGCAGCCAGTGCGTAAGGCGCCTGTTAAGGCTGCAGTGATTGAGGACGACGAGATTTTTTAAGCGTTAGACTGAACGCGCCGACGGCTGATCCCCGTCGGCTTTTTTTTCCCCTAAATAAAACAAGTATGAAAATCTTAATAGCTTGCGAATATAGCGGTGCAGTTAGAGATGCTTTTATTGCCAAAGGACATGATGCGATAAGTTGCGATTTGTTGCCCACAGATGCACTAGGACCGCATTACCAAGGAAATGTAGTCGATATTTTGTGTGATGGATGGGATTTAATGGTTGCCCATCCACCATGCACTTATCTCAGCGTTAGCGGGATGCACTGGACAAGCCGAGGGCTGCGCGACCCGCAGCTTACAGAAGATGCGCTGGCATTTGTACGGTTACTTATGGACGCGCCAATTGAACGCATTGCAATCGAAAACCCAATTAGCGTCATCAGTAGCCGCATCCGCAAACCAGATCAAATTGTGCAGCCTTGGTGGTTTGGAGATGACGCTAGTAAAAAGACTTGCTTATGGCTAAAAAATTTACCTTTGCTTACGCCAACAAATGTGCTTGACGGTGATGCAAAAACCCGTAGGGCTAATCAGACTGCAAGCGGACAAAATAAATTGCCTCCGAGCAAAGACCGCTGGAAACTACGCAGCGCAACTTATCCAGGCATTGCAAATGCTATGGCACAACAATGGGGCTGCACATAATGGACACAGAAACAATAGCCAAGGCGCTAGGTAACGCCAAGAAGGTCAATGGGCAGTGGATAGCCTCATGCCCTGTACCTGGTCACGGCAGCGGGAACGGGGACAAGAATCCATCACTCTCGATCACGGAGTCGGAGGGCAAGGTTTTATTCCACTGTCACGCTGGGTGCGATCAACGGGAAGTGTTTGATGCTGTCAGGGATCGCAACTTACTGCCGTCAACGCCCAAGCGCGAGGAGATTAGCTTCACGCAGCACCAAGACAAGGTACTGGAAAAGGAGTGGGTGTACCGCAGCGAGGACGGCATTGCTCTTTTCACCAAACGCCGGTACAAGACTCAGGACGCAAAGGGTAAGACGTATTCCATACACAGGGTGGACGCGACAGGCAAGCGCATAGCAGGGCTAAAGGATTCGCGCATCGTCCCCTACAACTTGCCAGAGTTATTAGCCGCTAAGAACTTGGGCAAGGCGATTTACTTGGTGGAGGGCGAGAAGGCAGCGGACGCATTAACGTCAATAGGCGCAACGGCCACCACATCCCACACTGGCGCGGGGAACTGGCCTGCCGACATAACGCAATACTTCAATAACGCTAACATAGTGGTTATCCCTGATAACGATGAGCCTGGCCGCCAGTACGCAAGACGCGCAATACAGAACTTGTTACCAGTTGCCAAGTCGGTGCGTTACCTTGACCTTAACCTGATGATTGAGGGTGATGACGCGCACGAGTGGGTGCACGATATGTCGGGAACAAGAAAGGAACTCGCGCAGCTCGCAAAGCAAGCGCCAATCATCACGGAGCAAGCAGCGGTCACGGACGGCGAACAATCAACGGAAGCATACAACCCGACACCGCAACTGCTAAACATTGAGGCGTGGGACACCATCAAGGATGAGCCGGTTAACTGGATCATTGAGAACGTGCTGCCGGAGAATGGTTTTGCAGCCCTGTACGGGCCACCAGGTAGCTATAAGAGCTTTATCGCACTCGACATAGCCGAGGCAGTAGCCACTGGCAGGCCGTGGATGGGTAACCAGGTTACGAACCCTGGCGCCGTCCTGTACATAGCGGGTGAAGGTCACGGCGGTATCGGTGCAAGGATAAAGGCCTGCAAGATTAACCACCAGACCGAGGACGGGGCGCAGATATACGTCATTCGCTACCAGTTAAACCTGAGATCAAGCGCGGACGACTTCAACCTATTGATGGAGTCAATTGATGACCTGATAGAGCGCACAGGCATAGAGTTGCGCCTGGTGCAGATAGATACCCTAGCCAGAGCCTTCGGCGGTGGTAACGAGAACGACAGCCAGGATATGGGCGCATTTATCCATAACGCAGGCAGATTGCAACGCAAATTGGACTGCGCTTTGATGGTCTTGCACCACTCAGGCAAGGACGCTAGCAAAGGATTGCGGGGACATTCAAGCCTTTTGGGTGCCGTGGATACGCAGCTAGAACTAACAAAACTTGAGTCAGAGGAGCAACAAGACGGCGTTGCCGGTAAAGGATTAATCACAGTGAGTAAGCAAAAGGACGGTCAGGACAACGTGAAATTTGGGTTTGAAATGATCCTAATTAACATCAACCAAAAGCTGCATGACGTGTTGGAATTGAGCGAATCAATGTCTTTAGCGGTCAGGGAATGCCAAGAAATGATTGATCAGCAGCACAAACCAAAGCCAGTACCGCCATCCAGATCAGGTGCTGGTGGCGTGCAAAAGGTGGCTTTGGATGCCTTACATAAGGCAATTGCAGAGCATGGCGAGATGCGGATAATTGACTCAAAGCGCAATAAATCGGTTCACGTGGAACAGTGGAGAGAAGCGTTTGAGGCAGCCCAGACCGATAAAACATGGATCAAAAAGCGCTTTACAAGGTGCGTGCAGAGCCTCCAGAACGCTAAAAAGGTGGAAGTTTTTGATCCTTTTGTGTGGATTATTTGGGATGAAAACAAGCAAGATGATGGTGACTTTTAAGTGATTGGGCAAATGGTACAAATGGTACAAATGGGGTACAAATGGGAGGACATTACAAATACCATTTGTACAAGCATAAATGGGCGGCAAAACGGTACAAATGGGCGCGTAAGTCTTAGTACGCGCCCCATTTGTTCCGTCCAGCCCATGCCCAGACCTTTGACCAAGTGGAAGTTTTAACGAAAAATTGATGGGGAAATAAATGGCAACCAATAAACGTAAATCTTTGGCGATTGAGCAGCCAGCAATGCCGAGTTTTCCTGCGGACAAGTTTGACGTATTTAAAAACGCGGTGCTATCAGAATTGCAGCAGCGTAAGGATAACCATGACGCTAAGTGGGGTATTGATAGATTGATCTGGTTGGTGGATACCGAATTGCGGGTTAAGGTTTGGACGCAGCTTGAACGGGTCTGGCAGGCTCAAGAGGATCGGGATGATGAAAGGCTCAACAAGGCCGTTAAAGGGATGTGCAAGGCGTATGACGCGATGGAGGCATGGGCTAGTGTCAACAACGTGCCAGAAGTGCCTAATTTGCGCCAATTGGAGCATCAGCAGGGTGATGGTACTGTTTTTGTGATCGTGCAAGATGAGGCCGCTAAAAGGCTTTACCTTCAGCAGTGGCAAGGGACAACGGACAGGGAAGTGTGGACAATGGCTGAAATTGCGATAATCGTCAACAATCAGGCACAGGGCAAGATTAGCGAGATCAAGCGGCAGTGGCCAGGCAGTAAGCTGGTTTCGGTCGGTGGGCCTAGCGGGTTTGATGATCTGGACAATGATTTGGATATGACGAGTCCGAGCAAGCTGCCCAAACTGTTTGATACAAAAGCGTTTAACAGATGATAGGGGAATAACATAAGGTTATGCGCTTTTCGCATAGATTTTGTTAAATTACGCGCACGCGCATGGGGTAATGATGAAGACTTTGGCCGAAAAGATGACAAAAAACGGTGTAATCATGGGCAGGCCGGTGAAATGGCCGCCCGAGCATCCAGTTTGGCATGATATCGTTGACCAGGTATCGGAAGGCAAAAGCGTGTCTACTGTGCTGGCGCAAGGCAATATGCCAAACTGGACTAGCTTCCAAGCTATGCTGGCGCAAGACGATAAGCTGCGCGAAGCCTACGAGAAAGCCGTACAAGACCGCGCAGACAAGCTGGCTGATGAAATCCTGCAACTATCAGACGAGAAGATGCCAGAGCATCTGGAAGGCGCAATGGCGAGCGCCTGGGTGCAGCAGAAGCGGATGCAAGTGGATGCGCGTAAGTGGATTGCGTCCAAGCTAAAGCCAAGGACGTATGGCGACAGGATTGACATGACGGTGAGGGATGAACGCATTAGCGTCATTGATGCGCTTGAGGCAGCCAAGGCAAGGGTACTGACGCTGGACAACGTGACCGACGTTGTTGCCAAGCCTGTGGATAAGGTGGAGCAGAATGGGTCTAATTGACACGACGGGCATTATGTTAAGTTGATTGGGCTGTGCATTGCCTGTGGATAACCCTGCGCCTTGCGCCTTGGCACGATCCTTGCCCATGCCAGCCGGTGGCAGGGGCGGGGGGTAGGGCCGACGGCAAAAGGTCACAGAAACGGTGCGTCCACGAACAATTTTTTTTTGATATGAAACTGTGGTAAAAACTACCTTATGCCCGTCTACACCAACGCCCTAGCCCCGCGCCCGATGAACAGCTTGGCCTATGGTCCGCGCAACCTGATGGGCACGCAGATGCTGCAAGGCCCAAGCGAATCGTATTTGCGTCAGCAGTTCCCGCAGTTGTATGGTTTTCTTGGCGGGGTCACGGGTACTGCGCCTGATGAGATGGTCGGTAGCGTGCTTGATCCAAACACGGCAGCGGTGCGCCAGGGTGCGGAGTATGGGTTTCCTGTTGGGACTGCGCTTGCGGTGTTGCCTGCGGCTGCGCCTGTTATTCGCGCTACCAAGGGTTTACCCGTAGGCATGGGGATTAAGGATGTAAGTAGTGTTTACCCTCAAGCCGAGAATTTAATTCTTGCCCAGCAACGCGCTGCATTGCCAGTTGAGCAAGGTGGATTGGGTTTGCCTGCTGGCAATACGGCAGAGCAAAGGGCTGCGGCGATGGGTGGAAAAGACATGGTTCATTTTTCTAGGGTTGGCGGTGATTACACAACGCTAGATTCTGGAAATTTTGCTATTGCGCCTTTTGATGCTGTTGGAACTCATGTTGGCACTCCAGAAGCTGCAATGGATAGATTTAGAAATACAACTGCTACAACAGATCAAATAAAAGGCACTACTTATCCAGTTACTATTTTGGGTGATAGACCTTTAATGAATCAAAATGGTATGCCTTGGGGAGAAGATGACCTTAATGCTTTTTTGCGTAAAGAGGGTGGGCATAATTGGTCTGATATTAAAGGTGGTGCAATGACCTACCAAGACATGAATGCTAACTTGCGTAAAAAATTATTTGATAAACAGGGTTATACAAGTATTCCTTATTACAACGAAGTTGAAGGTAAGGGAAGTATTAGTTATATTGTGCCGCCAGATCAAATCCGTTCCCGCTTTGCCGCATTTGATCCATTTCGAAAGACTGCGGCCATTGCCGCGACTATGGGAGTTGCTGCACCTGATTTATTAGCAGCCCCAGCCCCAGCTTCCGTTGCAGATCAGATTGACAAAATCAACGAGATCATCAAGAAGAAACGCAGCAAATAATGCAACTACCCATCTACCGAGGTGAAGAAGAACAGAGACTGATGACCGAGTTATGGTCACCGGCCATTGCGGATGACCCAGAAGCGTTCGTGATGTATGCCTTCCCGTGGGGCGTGAAGAATACACCGTTAGCCAAATTTGCAGGCCCGAGGAAGTGGCAGCGCGAGGTGCTTAGAGAGATAACGGAGCATATTAAGGCGCAGGGCGGCAAGGTTGACTACGACACCATCAGGATGGCGGTATCTAGTGGGCGTGGTATTGGCAAGTCTGCGTTGGTGAGTTGGCTGGTGCTTTGGATGTTGACCACTAGGATTGGCGGCTCGGTGGTGGTAAGCGCGAATTCAGAGAATCAGTTACGTTCGGTGACTTGGGCAGAGTTAACTAAGTGGTCAGCGATGCTTATCAATAGTCACTGGTGGGAGATAAGCGCGACCAAGCTAGTGCCTGCCAAGTGGTTGACAGACATTGTTGAGAAGGATTTAAAGAAGGGTACGCGCTATTGGGCTTGCGAGGGTAAGTTGTGGTCGGAGGAGAATCCTGACAGTTATGCTGGCGTGCATAACCAGGATGGGATGATGCTGATTTTTGATGAGTCAAGCGGTATTCCTGACGCGATCTGGGATGTGGGGGCTGGATTTTTTACTGAGAACACGCCTGACAGGTATTGGTTTGCGTTCTCCAATCCACGGCGCAATAGCGGGTATTTCTTTGAGTGCTTTAACGCTAAGAGGGCGTTTTGGAAGTCGCGCACCGTGGATGCAAGGACGGTTGAGGATACGGATAAGGCGGTGTACGAGCAGATTATTGCTGAGTATGGTGAGAATTCGAGTCAGGCCAAGATTGAGGTTTATGGTGAGTTTCCTTCGGCGGGGGAGGATCAGTTTATTGGGCCGACATTGGTAGATGATGCGATGAAGCGTCCCAAGTACAAGGACATGACTGCGCCGATCATTTTGGGGGTTGATCCGGCTAGGGGTGGTGCGGATGCCACGGTGATTGTGGTGCGTCAGGGCAGGGACTTGGTGGCGATTAAGCGTTATCAGGGTGAGGATACGATGGCGATTGTGGGGCGGGTGATTGAGGCGATTGAGGAGTACAAGCCTGCTTTGACGGTGATTGATGAGGGCGGTTTGGGGTACGGGATACTGGATCGGTTGACCGAGCAGCGCTATAAGGTGCGCGGGGTTAACTTTGGCAATAAGGCCAAACACCCGCAAGCCTTTGGCAATAAACGCGCTGAAATGTGGAATGATATGAGGAATTGGCTAAAATCTGCTAGTATTCCCACCGACAGGCAGTTAAGGGCAGACTTAACGGGGCCGATTAAGAAGCCGGATTCTTCGGGTACTATTTTCCTAGAGGGGAAAAAAGAGATGAGAGCAAGAGGGTTGGCATCACCAGATGCGGCAGATGCGTTGTGCGTGACGTTTGCTTTTCCTGTTGCTCACCGCGAGTATACTGAGCCTGTACGCAGAGTTAATTCTCAAGGTAGTAGTATGAACACATCTTGGATGGGGTCTTAATATGCCACTGGTTAAATCATCGTCCCCTAAAGCCTTTCGCGCCAATGTGAAAGCAGAAGTTGTTGCCGGTAAGCCTGTTAAGCAGGCCGTGGCAATTGCCTATTCGGTTAAGCGCGAAGCCGCTAAACCAGCCCCAATGAAAAAGAAATAATATGGCAGATTACACCGGCATAGCCGCCGCTGGTGCGGTATCCACTGGCGGCGGTCAAAAAGACACCGAATCAAGCATCTTGGCAACGGCACGCAGCCGCTTGGACATGGCGATCTCGGCGTTGTCCGAGTCACGCGAAGATGAAATTGACGATCTGAAGTTTTACGCCGGTTCGCCTGATAATCATTGGCAGTGGCCTGCTGATGTGCTGGCTACTCGCGGCGCGGTGCAGGGTCAAACGATTAATGCGCGGCCTTGTTTGACGATTAATAAGCTGCCCCAGCACGTAAGGCAAGTTACCAATGACCAACGGCAAAACCGTCCAACTGGCAAAGTTATTCCAGCCGATGACAAAGCCGACATCGATGTCGCCGAAGTATTTAACGGCATGGTCCGGCATATTGAATACATCTCGGATGCAGATGTCGCTTACGACACCGCCTGCGAAAACCAAGTTGCCTACGGCGAAGGTTACATCCGAATCCTGACCGAGTATTGCGACGAGAATACGTTTGATCAAGACATCAAGATCGGGCGGGTTCGCAATTCGTTCTCTGTCTACATGGACCCGACCATCCAAGACCCGTGCGGCCAAGATGCCAAATGGTGCTTTGTAACTGAGGACATCCCCAAAGCTGAATACCAGCGCAAGTACCCTGATTCTGCGCCCATTACTACGCTGCAAACTCTCGGAGTGGGCGATCAGAATTTGTCGCAGTGGCTCAATGAGGACACTATCCGCATTGCTGACTACTATTACGTAGATTACGACAACGGCACGCTTAATTTGTACCCTGGCAACGCTACGGCGTTTGAGGGAACGCCCGAAGACAAGCAATTGCGTGCTATTTACGGCAAACCTAAGAAATCTAGGCAGTCTGACCGTCCGCGCATCAAGTATTGCAAGATCAACGGGTACGAAATCCTTGAGGAGCGCGAGTGGGCGGGTAAGTACATCCCCATTATTCGCATTATCGGCAATGAATTTGAGGTTGATGGCCGTTTGTATGTGTCTGGGCTGGTTAGAAACGCCAAAGACGCACAACGGATGTACAACTATTGGGTGTCTCAAGAGGCTGAGATGTTGGCTTTGGCCCCAAAAGCGCCATTTATTGGCTATGGCGGTCAGTTTGAAGGGTACGAAAACCAATGGAAGACCGCAAACACGACCAACTGGCCGTATTTAGAGGTAAACCCTGATGTAACTGACGGCGCAGGCGCTACATTGCCACTGCCCCAACGCGCCCAGCCGCCAATGGCTTCTAGCGGTTTGTTGCAAGCTAAAGCTGGCGCTGCCGAGGACATTAAATCGTCCACAGGCCAATATAACGCCTCTTTGGGCATGACTTCCAACGAGCGCAGCGGCAAAGCTATCATGGCCCGTCAGCGTGAGGGCGATGTTGGAACTTACCACTATGGTGACAATCAGGCCCGTGGCGTGCGGTATCTGACCCGCCAATTGATTGATCTGATTCCTAAAATCTACGATACCCAGCGCGTGGCTCGCATCATTGGCGAGGACGGCGAAACCAGCATGGTCAAGATTGACCCTATGCAGCAAGAGCCGGTCAAGAAGATCGTGGACCAGCAAGGTATCGTGATTGACAAGATTTACAACCCA